TGTAAACTTGTGCACCTTCTATGTCCGCACCGACAACATCCTGCACATGCACGTTTACACTGACCGTAGCCACGACGTTAACCGTAGAACCATTCACATTATCAATGGTTGGTGCATCACCATCTTCTAAAATGTTGATGGTGATTGTATCACCGGGATCGAAATCCACCCGCACGTCGTTCGTATTGCCCGCGAATTGAATGTTGCGGAAATTGTAAGTGACGTTGCCGCTGCCTTTAAGCAAAATCCCTTTGATACAGTTTTGAATAGTCACATCGCGGAAAGTGTTTGCGGCTGGGTCCGCACCACCCAAATCAACAGCCGCATGTTTGGCAGGCACGACTGAGTTTGTAATAAGCGTCTTTTTTAAGAAAGCTCCTGAACGCACTCTGACCGCGCCCATCTGTGTTAGAGTGCAGCCGATCATTTCAACAGCCGCATCTTCAAGCCTGATATCGCCAGCCATCGCCGCGCTCACCGTTGCGATAACCGGAGTTGTGCCAGAGCTTGTGAAGCTGTTGATACGGAAACGAATCCAGTATCGAGTGTCAGTGTCAATCGCATTCGCCGCCCAGTCATCAGGAATAGCAAAGGTAACGACCTGCGCGCCAGTGGTGGCATAGTTCGCCGTGCCGTCTGTCAAATCCGTCAGTAATTCCCAAGTGGCACCGTTGTAGTATTCCCAAACACCGGTCCATGTGCCGCCCTTCGCAACGGACATGTGGATATTTAATTCATAAAATCGCTCGTCGTGGCCGAAGTACGTGGCATCGTTAGCCGCCTCTGTGGCAGGCATGGCGCTTGAAGTCTGACCCGAAACAACGGAGCCGCCCGTACCGCCGACCGTGACACTAACCGGGATAGTAAAGTTCAGCGAGTCCACAACCTCGACAAAATGCGTACCATCAATGCTTGGAGTGGAGCCTGTATGACCGGTAATAACCACGGTCGCGCCAGATTGAAGCCCATGCGCGCCTGCACACAGAATATTGGTCGGGTTGGCAACACTCGATGATGTGATCGACGCGCCAGCAGAATACGGGTAGTTCGCATCGCGGGTAATGTCAGTAAAACCAGTACCGTTATCCTCCACCTTCACGTTGCGTAACACATCATCGTACAGAGCAGCAGGACCGCTCAGTGCGCAACCAAAGTAATTCGCCACATCTATGTTCGCGTCAATCGCCTCGACACGAAATGGTGCCGCGCCCGCTGAACGAACCGCAATGCCGCCAGTACCTTCTTTATCAACACCCGAACCAGATGATGTGCCAAATCGAACGTGATTCGTGCCGCTTGAATTAGCAGCGTGGCGAATTTTGTAGAGTGCGCCGGATACCGGCAAATCCTCAAACAGCAACACTTGGTTGCCGTCCTCGAAATAAGACGTGGCCGTACCAATCTCACCAAACGCCATTTCACAGTTCGTAATAAATGCACCAGCAAGCGGTCTAATCAGCCCGTAGCCGTTAGTCTCGTCATCGACCGCCGCCTCTGCGAACGTACCCCTGTCGCCTGTTGTGCCGCCTTCGATGTACAGCACGTCACCGAACCATATCCGATCCGCAACATCCAAATCCTTACCGTTGCCGTTAAGCCAGTTGATCGCGAACCCAGAATCGGTGATAGCTGTGATTGCTGGAGGCGTACCTAGTGCGGAATCAAAAGGTCGCAAAATATCAACACAGAGAGCCATCCAGCCATTGTAGATGACAACCTGTCGATCAGAACCATAGATGTTCCACTCGCCATAGTCGGTCAGAGTACCGATACGAAGTCGCGCACCACCATTGGCTAATGTTTCCAGTCCTTGTGCGAGTTTGAGCCACGCACGAAAGTGGGTATCCTCTAAGTCCTGAGAAGCTCGACTGACCAAAAGCTGGCACACGCCAGCATTGACTCGACAATTGATTGCACCTGAACCTTCCACTGGCGCTGTGGTGCTGAGCGCATCCATAGACATGGCACCGGTAGCCGTCCAATTTGCTATTGCATCAGCGTCATCAACTTCAGCGAAGTCGCCATCAGTCAATGCATCGAGCGTTAATGCCATGATTTCATCCTCGTCCAACGGTCATGCGCAACCACTGATAAGCAAACAAGGGCAAACCCAACAAAGGGTTTGGCCCGAATGGTCCTTAATTTACAGGTGTTACCGTTAAGTTCTTCCCCGCCATAGCCCGTAGCATCATGCCCAACGGCGTAAACCACATCGTTGGCAGGGTGCTCTATTTCGTCAATGTACTGCGTGGCATCAGGGTCTAGGTAAATCCACGTGTGAGATGGATGAGCAGCTTGTGCTGCCGCCAGAGTCGGGTATTGTTCAGCCGAAGTTGCTTTATAATCTGCATCGTTGGGATGCACACACATACGCTTGCCGCCGAACATGCCCAGCATCTGGTCAAGTAATGGTACGGCATGAGCAGCCGACAATGTGCCGCCAATAGCCATGCTTTCAGTGTAGTAGAGATATTTGATACTCATCTTGGATGACCCTTTCCCTTCTTGCTCTTCTTGCGTTTCGGTTGTTTAGCTTTACGATCTTCCAACGTCTGAACAGGCTCACCATAGTCAGACGGCACTGGATCAGTATAATTAACAGTGACGGTTTCAACAGGGCCGATGATCCGCGTTGCGATACCTTCAGCTTCCAGCATCCGCGTTTCAGATTTCGTTGCATCAATCAGGTCACCGACATAGTGCCCTGCATGATCCTTCAACAACTGCATCTTCCTTGTCATCTTGGGTACCCCTGTGGATTGTCAGACCTCGGTGTATGCATCTGCGGGAAAGGCTTTCTGCCAAACCCCATGCCTAGCTTTGTTCCCAGCTTCCTTCCCATGAACATGCACAAATCGTTCACCTGCAACATAGTCATGGCGGACGGACTATTCCTGCGAGCTTCCTGCTCACGTCTGATTGCATTCGATCCCATAAACTTTGCCCTTTGAATAAAAGACCGGACAGCCTCGTTTGGAAAGTCAACCACCCGGCAAGTTTGCCAAGAACGTTTAGAACAGGGGAGGGAGGCATAACCCCTTACGCTCTTGGGGTTTCAATCCTTGATCCTGACTCGCGGCAGCGCTCGCTTGCGTTTTTGTTCATCTGCTTCCAGCAAATCTTCTGCGTCGTCATCTGATGGCGGTGCGCCACTGCCGTTGTTGTCGCTTGCACCAAGCATATCCGCACCCAGTTCCAACGGACGGCTCACACCCAGCAGATCACGTACATCATCAATCGCCGGATCGTTCGGCAACAGGACAGCCCCAGCAGACGCCATGTCCCTAAGCGCTGCTGTCATTGTTTCAACATCCTTAAACGAAACATCCTCTGTTGTTAACGTTGGCTTCAGATCGTCAGGAAAACCGTTTAACAACCACAGAGGATCAACGATATCTTTCTCATATGAGAACGCCACATCCGACAGAACAGCGTTTGCATTAAGATACAGGTTACGGGATTTGTCCGCAGCCAGTGCACGGTTGCCACCCTGATCACCCATCATCAAATGCTCTGTGCCGATGATCCGCGCCATTTCCCGTTGCAGCCTGTCAATTGCCTTGCTCAGTTCATCAAGCCCGTTGGCTGAACCCTGCAACAACTCCATACCCCACTGCGGTGTATTGGTTGCCTTCGTTCCGTCAGCCGCCTGCGATTCATAAGGCATCGAATCAAGCAGCATGCCTGTGTCCGATTTCTTCACCTGCAATTCAACAAACGCCTGTAGCCCTTCCAGCATCTTGTTGGCTTCTGATTGTGAAAGCTCACCGGCTTCAACAGCGCGGTTAATCATTGTGATCGGTGCACGCCCAATCGGTATGCCCCGTAGATCACGCTCAAAGACACGCGCTTCCAATTCCAGATATGTTTTCAACCGCTCATATGGTTCAGCAAGATGCCGGAACACGCCCAGTCCCTCAGGGCTGTCTGTCAGCGTGTCCTCAACCATGTAAACCATCTTGCTTCGTGGGATTGGTAGCAGCGCACCAGTCTGCGGTGACCGCTGCCACACCCCTTCAATTGTCCCTTCATCGGATATCTGCCAGCGTTCAATGGTTCGCTGCGGTCTGCTCTCAACATCCTTGAAACCAATGTGCCCGTCTTCACGACGGATAGCTGTCCACTCCTGAATACCAAAACCATGGAAGCGGTACATGGCTGAACGGCGCACAATACGCGGCCACGGTGTATGCATATCAGTAAACAATATTTTCTCAACCAGCTCCGCAAGCTCAACAGCCTGCGGGTTGCTGTCATCGGCTGGCACCACGGACCACGATGGACGGGAAATCAGGTTCAGGAAGTGGTGCGTGCCAGCTGCAACAATCGAAACATTAATAACAATGTCTGATGCTGTCTTGTAGCGCTCCACCCCAGTCCACTTTGCCGACCGTTCAATTGTCTGGATGTAGCCACCCCAAACAGGGGTACCGCCTGCACCCATTTCAGCGAACGGCTTGGACTTCGGCATCTGCGGCGTAACAGCCTTGCTAATGTTGTTGCCGTGCTGGTCCACTAAAGTCGGTTCCATTGACATTCTCTCACCTCTTCCACAGAGCGCCGTACAGAGCCTTCAAGCCCTGTAGGCCACCCTCATAGGGTAACTGGTCCTCAATCGGCTGTGTGACGCTACCAGCCCTGCTCTTGATCTGATTGTAGGGCTTCCTCAGCCAACTGCCGCAATGTCACTGCTGGTGCTCGTGGCACCCCGTTGATATCGTCCCGACCGTTTGCAAAGCCGTGCCGGTATGATGCTGATCTGTTGGCCGATGGTTCCGGTGCGTCACGGTCATACCCATCCCTGTAACCCGCAATCATATCCTCAACCGCAGACTCAACCCGATCTACCATTAGGTTAACCCCCGATGATCTTGGGTGCACCCATCGCCAGACCGGGACGCCTTGGCTGAACAAAGGGCCAGTAACACATGATGAATGAATCAGCTAAGTTCGGTGATCGTGTGCCCGGTGGTGTCTTGTTCACGATCACCCGGCGCAGCCGTGTATCCAAACCCCGTGTCGCTTGGCTCAGCTCTTTCATCAGCTGCCGCAGCATCGCAGCTGGCATTTCCGAACTGATGGAAATCAAGTCCTTTGTCTTCCATGTGTAGTCCGGTTCATTAATCGCACGGTACGTATGTTCAAACATCCGCGCCACCTGCCACCACGCTTGTGCCTTCAGGTTCCCATAAAAGTCTTTGTTCTTCGGGCTGTCTTCATCACCCGGTATGATACGCTGATGTGGAAACAACGCGGCCACCCCCGCGTTCCACGGAACAAGCCTCAGCCCTTCCGGTAATGCCCCTTCATCACGCAGCCTGTTTGTTTCAGCTTTGATACCAGCACCAACACCGATGCTGTCATACTGCAATTCCATTGGACCAAGATCACTGCACACATCAACAACTTTCCGCGCGGTCACCCCTGTGTCACGGTCACCCCATTCATTGACATGTTTGGCAACAATTCCCTTTCGCAAGGTGATGGCGTTCCGGTCGATACCACCATCAGCAACATCAACCGCCGCCACCCATGGTCCATCCTCCGCATCGAGCAAACGCAACGTCAGATGCGCGTCCAGCGCAGCCTGCACCCACTCCTGTTCGATGATTACACCTTCGGTCGCTGCCGCATAGTCCCGCTCAGTCTCACGAGCAAACACGTGTTTCAATCCATCTTGTTCAAATTTCTTTTTACGAGCGTTAAACCATTCTTCGGTCTTCGTGGGATGGTGCCGCCAATCCATAACAAACACGTTGGTCACATTCGACACTATCTCCTGCCCCGGTTCCCAATCAACACCGGCTTCCCGCTTCCGATGGAATACCGTACCCAGCCCGCTGACCGAACTGATATCAATCCGCACCCGCGTGTTCTCTGACAACGACGCTTCCACCTTCTCAGGTTGTTCAAGATGTGCAGCCTCATCAACAAAGTAGATCAGTGTCCGACCACCACGCCCAATGTTGTTACCAATCTCCCCGGTGATGCTCGCACCATTGATTGGATTAAGGCACCGCATGAATGACAGGTGTTCGTGCTCCGTCAGCCCAGCTGGCTTGAACACGTCAGGCAATGCGTTGATCTGCATCCTGATCTTTTCAAAGATGCTGCCGGGATCGCCCAGCCTGTCCACCTGTATCTGCGTTCTCGATCCCCAACCGCTTGCCGAACCGGGCCAGAACACCCACAACCACACCGACAGCGCAACCGCCGTCCACGTCGCGCCCATGTCACGTGACTTCTCAATTGCACCGCTCTGTTCGGCATTCATGCACGCAAGCACGAACTGGACCATCTCAACCTGCCGCTTGTACAACACCAACGGCATCCACACCGGTTTCTTCATCAACGTGTTGCGTGGATCGTATGTGTCACACCAATGCATGATGAACTCTGCGGCATTGTGCTTGTAATACACCCATGCCGATTTCAACAACTCAGGATCAGCATCGAACTGTGCCAGCTTCATCTGCCGCCAAGCTTGGATAGCTTCATAATCCGGTGGCCACGTATCAGGTGTTGTTGGCGCGGCCAGCCTGCCCCCAGCATTGCGTTTCAGCTTCTCAGCCCGCACGGAGGCCAGCGCTGGTCCGTAGTCAACCACAGTGCTGTTAATAACTGGTTGGTGTTCCATCACATCCACTCAATCGCAGTAGCGTTCTTTCAAGTCCTCAAGCGTGTTAAGCACCAACGCCACATCACGCATGCCCAAGTGTGATGCATGCCTGACCAGCACGACGATGGCACGCCTGTTCAATCCGCTTGCAGCCAACTTGGTGAAGCTGTCCGAAATGCGAACAATGGATTCCGCCAGTAACTCACGCGGGACTTCCTCATCGTCAACAACCGTTATAGCCTTTGCCATTTCATTATCCCCTTCACATCATCTGCATGACAGTTATTAACGTCATGCCAACAAACACCGCCAGACCGACCACCGCTAGAAAAACAAAGATTGCCAATATGGTTTTCATAACGATTCCTCATAGGCTTTGGAATCAGGTGGCGGTAACAACTTTACATCTTCCAGCTGTTCGGTCTGCATCCCCATAGCTTGCAGCGCCTCTTCCAACACCAGCAATTGTGTAGGCGTTAAACTATCAAGCTTCGTTGGATCAATGCTGAACACGTGGTGCGTTTCAACACGGGCATCCATCTTGGTTGCCTGCAAGCGTGGTGCATAATAAGGACCAGCCTGTTGTGCAGCCCACATGCGATCCACCCACCGGACCACATGCCCCTTGATTGTTTTACCCTTGTCATTTTTAACAATCTCACCGGGTACCAACTCCCCGTTAACCATTTCACCCAGCACTTCACCAACCGGTGTTCGCATCACCCTCAACATAAACTCGTTGGGTAGTTCTCCACTCTCAGCTGCCAACGCTCGCATCTTCGCTGACACTGCGTTTCTGGAACCTTTAGGTCTACCACCCTTATTTATTCGCTTATGTTTCTTAATAAGCACCCGTTCCATTGTGTTCCCACCCAGTTTTATATTCTGTACGCTAAGCCTATTGTTTATTGTTTATTTTCTCTTTACCAACCAGTCCAGTGCACACGGGGTTTCTTTCCATAACTCGCTTCTGTCATAGCGCCGTCCCTACCCTCGTGTCGAAACCCTGAAACACGCATTGGCGGGCGCTTTGGTCTGAGATACGTGTGCTTGTAAATCGGATATGTCAATCACACCCTGACACCTTGTATTATGTCCATGATAATCCGTGTATGCACCATCCGGCACTGTGCTTCAATCTCTTCCCGACGCCTTAACGGAATGTCATAGTGATCGCGGTGAAACCAACATTTATTAATGTCCAAGCGCTTTGCCATTTCATGCAGGTTCTCTTTTGAATATGGCAGGCACACCAAGTGTCTCTTTCCGTCCGTATAATAATGGAGCTTCATATTGTTTAATCAACCAAATCAAAATGCCGCATGTACTTCTTTATGGTAGGAATGAAGGACGTGTTTTCGTTTCCTATTGTCAAACCCGCGAACGCTCCAAACGCTCTGACTTCTGTATCAGTCGCCCGCCTCAGTTTCTTACCGCCACGCGCCCATGCACTTAATATCATCACCGGGTCACCCGGTGGATCATCTTGTATAATGGCAAACCTGATTGTGGCCTGCACCCTTGGCATCGGAAGATCACCGGAGCAATTACCTTCAGCCACACCTTCAGGCCAAATATCTTGCTCAACGTCAGCACGTCGATGTGATGCAAGATCGGAAATATCAATCATGACGGTTGTGCACATTCGCCAAGCAACCCTGCCATCACTTCCACCCTATTGCCGTGACCCGCCCACGGTGCCTGTCCTCTGACGTGCGATTGTACGGGTATTTGATGCACTCAGCCCTGTCTGGTCCCC